ATTAGTCAGGGCCGATATCACTGATGGTGAACCAGCAGCGGCAATTTCAGAAAGGTTGCTCGCTATTTTTAAGGTGGCATCACTTACTGTTTTAATAGCTTTTGGTGTTGCAGCTAATACTTCACTGGTGCTGGTTGTGGAGTTACTTAACTGTGTAATACCCGCTACGGTTGTTGATGCTGCTGGTAAATTAGCATTGGCATACGTCTTAAAAGCCAGTTCCAGATTTGTTAGCAACGTTGCCGTATCACCATCATCCAGTACATCATGCGTTGAACGGTTCGCAATAAACTGGGCCAGTACGGATGCCACAAATGCAGATTGGCGCCATACTTTATTTAACTGCTCGGACTTCGCTACACCAGAAGAAAAGCCGCCAGAACGTGCGGCCAGCGCCTCATAATCTGCCTGCGTCATCACATTGGATTCAGCACCAATTCCGAACGGAAGAATTTCATTAACCATTTGCTGCCCTTAATGGTGAACCCCAGGATGCACTATCGAACCCTCGGGAATATTCGTTATCTAAATCGAAGCCGAACAATGCGCCGGCCTCGGTTGAAATGATGTAATTAGTGACGCCAACACCAGCTGGTTTAACGTCTAAATACCCTTGCGCAATAACTGCCCGCATCACTGATGAGATTTGCTCACCGGCAATGTAAATAGTCATGGTCATGTCAAAGTTATCGACAGCAAATATCTTGGTTCTACCATCCGGAAAAATGCTTTGATAGATATCGCTGAGAGTTTCTACTGTACCGTCCCAGTGGTTAGCCTGGATCTTTGCCCGAAGTATCGTGCGGTAAGTCTCATCGTCCAATCGAGTAAAGCCTGTTAGCGAGTCATACGGCCCTTTCCAACTCCCCAAATCAAAACCAAGGCCATCGGTATCCAGTGAAAAATAGACATCGGTAATTGGTGTCCTGATATTCCGTCCAATTCCAACCCACATACCGACAGCATCCTCCTGATTGCCTATTGAGCTATCGAGGTCAAAGTCGTTTGTGAGTTGGTTTGTCGTCTGCTGGATGCCAAGGAATGGTGTGGTGATTAGAGATATATGGTCGTAAAACTTAGGCTTATTTTTGTGATAGGACGTAATGAGACTTTGATATTTAGTCTCACTCATTAAGTCACCACTAAGGTTATATTTTCAGGAACACAAGCTGCCGCGTTGTTGAATGCTATTGGTATATTTTCCTCCAATAGCTCCAATGGAGAAACGCCTATTTGTAAAAGGGTGATGTCGTAGGTAAGGCGCTCAGCACTGCCATTTAATTGAGCGGGTAGATAGAGACTGTTGATTCTTACGGGCTCACCAATCTCTATCGCATTAATGTATTCAGCGATAGCATTTTGAATCTGAGATCCAATTGATGAGGTATATCCCACCAGCGCTTTTATTTCCAAACGGGCATAAATCAACACGGTACCTTTTCGGAAGAAATGAATGGGGTGAACAATCCCATACCTGTCTGTGATCGGAATTGTGGTGGTGCCATATGTCCCAGAACCCGGTCCCTTTTTCAGTGCAATGGCTTGGGCGATTTGTGTCGCATCACCGCCATCAACAACAATAGAGATTGAGTGGCTGGGTATTCCGTTTGCATCTGTAATGTTGGTGTCATTCTCATAGCCGCGATATCGCTCTACCCCACTGATACCAGCAATGGCACCCAGAATGCCATCAAGCACCGTACGTGATGGAAGTGCCACTGAGTCCGTTTGTCTGACGCGCAATTCTGCATCCATTTCTACAGGCTTGCCCGGAGTCGCCCCTATTGGATTACTGACGCTTAGCCAGCCCCGAGTTGGCGTTGCTATCTCTCTCACGGTATTGGACAGAGCGACAATTGCACCGGGTACCGAGCAAATAGCCGTCGCAGTTGCAGTCCCATCCAGACCAATAACCACGCTGGCCGGTAAATCCCAGCGCACACCATCGGCATCACGCACGGCCCCGTTGGTAATTTCCAGCCCAACACTACCCGTGATCAGCAAATCAACAGTTGAATTGGTTTCTTTACTCCGTTGAATGCCATTAATTTTCACATTACTGGAAAGTCCATTTCCGACTGCGGTAGCCGGAGAGAATGAGTTATAAACAGCAATGGCGCTATTGTTTGCGTCGTGGATTGCCAGCGCATAAATACTGACCATTTGCCCGTCTTTACTATCCGCATCCAGATAACTGTCAGTACCGTAAATCTCTTGAAAATAACTCACCAACGTGCTGCGTATAGTCTCAAAATCGGGCGCAGTTATCCCCATAGCGCTGACAATTGCATTCAGCCCTAGCGTATCAAGGTTTAACATTTAGGCCTCGCTGGTAACGGTTGTGGTGCCGTAGATGGTGTCTATAGTTGCAGTGAAAGTGACGCGGCGAGTATCGCCGGTGTAATTGGTTTTAAAATCCACTATTGAGTTAACACCCTGCGTATCAAGAATACGCTCACGGATAGCCAGGATATAAACATCAGAGCGTTGCTTGCCGAGCACCGACTGGATATAAGGCGTACCCTCAGTTAAATCTAAGAACCACTGACCACGCCATAATTCAAAGCGGGTTTTCACTGCCTGAGCGACCGCCTCCGGAGAGTCGATAAGGAAAGTATTATTACCCTGACCAAATGTGTAGTCGCCGTTCTCGTCCTCTCTGCGATAGCGCATATCAATTTACCTTGCCTGAATTGCCGGTACCCGGCTGCACGTCTTTATGGGTGTGTGTGTCGTCAATCCGCTTGCCGTTAGAGGTCAGGGTACCAATAAACTCGATAGCACCGGTGATTTTTGCAGAGACTCCCGCCGCCGCACTCCCCACCAGCCCGCCAAGGAACGTGAACAGACCATTAACCAGAACTTCAGCAGAGAACTCGGCTTTCGGCGTCACAATATCGAGGCCACCAGGTGCCACGATTTTTATCTTTTGGGTTGTCGGATTTATTTCAAAATAGGTAGAGCCATCATCACTACGGAACTGCGCGGCGCTGGTACTGATACCGCTGATTTTTTTTGCCTGTGACTGAGGGCCAATAATGGCGAAAGCATCCGATAAATCATGCTGGCGTTCGTCTACTGGTTCCTGTATGTCGCCTGACTGGTGCCAAAAATCAATACACCGATCACCAAAAACCAATAAGCACTCATCCCCAGACTTAATGGGGAATGTCATGGTGATACCACCACCGCGCGGGAATACCACGGGAACGCTAGTTAGCACCGAGAGGTTTGTTGATTCCCCGCCTGACTCGCCTTTAATACCGATCTGAATGTTGCAAGTCACGCTGTCAGCATCAAAGGACTGAACAATCCCCGGCATCGATACGCGCAATTGAGACGATACTGATGATTGTAATGTTCGCAGTGTTTCGGCTAATTCTCCCGAACGGGAGTCTGTTGATACCGTCATGGAAAAACTCCAATAAAAAACCCGCTCAGTGGCGGGTTAATATTATTTAGGATTAAAATCCTCTAAACTCAGAATCGCTTTTTCATTAAATACCAATAAAAAGCAGATCTTTAGCAGTGATACTGCCACCCTTAACTTACTGATATAGGAGCCGTTAAAGGTTATGTCTAATGACTTATTCACAATTAAGCTATCTCCATCTATTAGTAGAGAATTACTTGATAGCATCAAACTATTAATGCAAGTTAATTAATGCCAACACCTTTAAAGTTCTTACAAGGAACAGCAACTGTAACCATGTTTACATATCCATCATCATTTTGCTTATTACACATTTTGTTATGCATTCTCATTAGTCTGGCTGCGTGATCAAAATAAATCACGTTACCTATAGTTGCTTCCCCTAGTGCTGACTTTTTCGTTAAAGCAGGGGTATCAAGATCATTAATCATTTGCGCGAAATTTGATAAACCACGCACTGACTGACTTATGCATTGACTCTCGACATCATGATCTAAATATGCTGAAACACGCTGACACTCAATAACTTGTTCTTTTATAGAAATAAGAATCCTACTTAATGGTAAGTCATAATTTCCAACCTTTACATATAATTTCTGCATATCTTTGGTGTCAGGATATCTTGTTAAAAATTTCATGCTATCGAAAGGCTCTCGTAAAGAGGCCAGTTTTGTATTCGAAAACATTTGACCTAAACCTGTTATTTCTACCTCTGGATACTCCAGATTAAATTCCTTTTTTTGGCGCTCACTTTCCTCAAGCCTTTGAAGATAATCGACAGTATCCTGTTTTCTTTTTTCTTCCAATCTTGCGGCTTCACGCCCTTGCCAGTTGTCACTTACTGCTTTGGACTTTTGAGGCAATACTCCACATCCATTCAGCATTACAATGCATAATAAAGGTAAGAAAATAGTTTTTAGTTTCATTTTATAATTTCTTATATTAATTAAGTTCAAGGTACTTGTGCTCTGCTAAAAGCTGACGATGAATACAAATCTCTAGCCCCTCGCGCTTCACACATCATGTCCATATAAAACGGGTTGCCGCGCGTATCGCCAGTATAGCTAATCCCTCTGACGATATACACACCATCGGTCGCAATGCTGGCGGGTTGACTTAATGCCCCGCCAACGGTCACATTGCCATTACTGTTTTGCTCTTCAAGCCTACCGCCCGACATTTGAACTTCTTGGCTGGAAAGCGTCGCACGATAAACCGACTCCTGATTCAACTGAATAAGCCCATTTAACCGAATGTTGGGGTTAATGAGGCAACGAACGTTAACACCAGATCTGATAGTTTGCTGAGGCATACCAATCAAGCCAGTATTACTATTCAGCACAATAGCCTCATGCACATACTTATCATTCGGCACCATATCAACCTTGCCATTCACAAATTGCCAAGTGGCCTTGCATTGCTTAGCAACGTTATCCAGATAATCCCGCGTCATACCGTACATGGTTTTGCCACGGGGGAATACCGTAGGCGGCATTTCCGGCATGATGCCCTGAGTGATGCCGAATGGCGCAAGGTTACGCATAAGCAGATTGTTAATATCGGCCACAGTATAACCCGCCGCTACTGTCTGGTTTATTGTGGCGTTAATAAATGCGTTATGACCATCGATAGCCTGAATGAGAATAAACGTATCCGTGGGATTGTCTCTGCCGGTGATGGTATAGCGGATATCACCTGAGAAAATCTCACCGAAGTTAGCCTCTTCTTTTTGTCCATCCGGAGAGGTTGAACCATCGTAACCAGCGATTAATCGTAACTTTGAAAACTCAGTGCCGGTGATCCGGTTAATGGTATTTTGTGAAAGGTTATAAATTTTGAATATGGCGGCGCGTGGGAATGAAGTGTTGTACCACTCAATATTAAATGTCACTTTAAAATCAGTGAAATTAATCCCTTTACCTTCGTTATCCAGTAGCATCAATTCAAAGTGGCGTATCCAGTTCTTACTCATGAAAACCTCATAAAAAAACCCGCTCAGTGGCGGGTCGGATTGAGTGGAATAAATCTAGCTATTCTGCACAAAGTATAAATGGCTACCGGTGCCAAGATTGGTTTTGGTGGGGTATTCCTCGCGACTATCATCGCTGAGTACGGCAAAAACGCCACTAATCCCCAGATCAGGGTATTGCTCTATCAGATCAACGCCGACCACCAGCGGAACGCCACAAAGCATGTCAGTACCGCCGCTATCTCTGACATCCATAACCCACCCAGCCACATCACGATAGACCAGTCGCAGGTTAAGCACGGTTTCACCGAGTGAGATATTGAAAAACTGGTTATTAGCCGTTAACGGGATTTCTTGAACATTCATGCAAGTTTCTCCTTTACCCAGCCAAGGCTAGATTGCAACAACGATTTATTGGCCGGTGCTGGTGCCTTGGTGCCGGTGTTTTGCATCGCTGAGGTGCTTACTCCATCCTGCATATTCTCTTTATCGGCCACCGTAACAGACTCAGTTTGCGACAGGATGACTTCACGCAGAGTGAGAACGCACATCAACACGTTTTCACTGGTTTTATCAGTCGTCACTTCAATAGCGCGGATAAGCATATTGCTGTATTTCCGCTTACCTGTAATAACGTCTATCGGCTCCCTGCTTTCCTGTAGTTCGCGAAGTTCTTGATAAACTTCCTCAGGGCTTTTACCCAGACTCAAGCCTATGGTTGAGGTATCCACAAAATCCAGCGGGGAACCACCACCAGCAAAACCGACTTCCATTGTCACTTCTGCTGCGCGTTTGTATGCATGATCGTTTACTGCCGCGCCCACCTCGACGGGATGCTCTGTAATTTCCAGCGCGTCCTGATGCTTTTCAGAGATAATCACGCTGGGTACCAGTAGGCCTATCTTTCGTGTTTGCTGCCGGAAGATGGCAGAAAGAATATCCATTCATCCCCCCCCCTATCTGGTTACTGTGTTTAATTGCTGAGTGAGTTTTGCATTAACGCCGGTCTGCCTGCCTGCGACCTCATTACCTGCGGATACCGGATCAGATACACCGGATATATAGATATTCGTCTCCTGCTGTAATCCTTGCTGTGGCGCTCCACCAGCCGCTCGAGTTATCAACTCGCTACTGTAAGGATTGCGCCCATTCTCATGATGGATAATGCCTCCCATCAATGCAGACATCACCTGCGGGTTTTCCAGATTCAAAACCGCATCGGGGTGAACATTGAGCATTTTCGATAATTGAGCAACATAAGCACCTGTATTGTTTTCGCTGCCTGGTGCCCAGGTAGAAATAATATCGGTGAGGGTTTGCAGCGGCTTACCCGTCGTCTTGCCGGTAAAGTAACGCATTAACTGCCGAGCCATGGCCTTGAGTCCATCATAGGCTGTCTCAAACTTAGCAAAGCGACCACCAGGGCGTTCCAGCGTTGCGCCATCCTGCCCTACATAGTTAATGTTTCCCGGATTGTTATTCCGTATCCCTCTTGGGTCTGAGGAATCACTTTCACCGCGCAACCACCGGCCAACACTTCTGGGGTCAAAGCCGGTTTTATCTTTAACCCAATCAGCGGAGCTATTCCCCAGGTCGGTTACGGCCGGCAGGGCATCCGGCTGATCGCTGCCCTGACTGAGTAGCGCTTTCCCTATTCTGGACACCTCTCCCCAATTGCCATCTTTCAATGCATTAATCAGGTCACCGATCATCGATAGCATCTTGCCAAACTCGCCGAATTGCTTCGTCAGGTTCTCAATGTCACCTTTAAGGGACCAGTTTTTCAGATTAATGTTGAGCAGCCGGGCAATCTCAACGCCCACGCCTTTAATGGACTTCGTTAGCTCATCCACCCCCTTGAGCGCAGCGTTTATCTCCGGTTCCCACTGGCCCCAGTCAATCAGGCTTTCCCCGCCCTCTTTCCACGTCTTATAGTCGTCGTACAGCGCAAAGAGCGCCGCACCCAGCGAGAGAATAATACCCACTGGTGACGTGAGGAACGCTGTGTTAAGTAAACGCCACGCCAACAGCAACCCGCCAGACAACATAATGAGTTGCTGTGTGACCGGATCTAGCTTTTTAAACCAGTTGATGACATCACCGACAGCCTGACCGGTGCGCCACAATACGCGCGAGACGGCATCCCCCGCCCACAGAATGCCCTTAATTACTTTCATCAACACCGCTTCAATCTTCGGCCAATTATCCAGAAGCTGCTTGCGCAGAGCATCGATATCGCCCGCCAGTCCATTAGCCAGATTTGCGCCAATCTTGTCCCGCGCCTGACCGAGCGTCATGGTGAGATTACGCATAGATGTCATAAAGCGGTTCGATTGCGTTGCGGCGACGTCGGCATTAAAGCCTATTCTTTTGGCGGTCAGCGCATACTCAGAGCTAAACTGCCCCAAGCCCTTACGCATTGCCATCAGCGTATTTTCATCAATACCCAGCATCTGCGCGTACTGATTGGCACGGTAATACGGCATGCTGCTCAGTTTTGCACTGAGGCCGGTAAAAATAGCCGAGGTATCGCGCATGCCACCGTTCGCGGTGCGTGTCTGAACACCAAGGCGGTTTAGAAACCCTTCGGCCCCCGGGCTGCTGCGAATAAATCGGGCAAGACTTTCGAGTGAGCCTTGCGCTGACGCTGCATCTACGCCCAGTTGCGAGGCGGCATAACCTAACGCCTTGATACCCGCCACCGATGCGCCCGTGCGCTGCGAAGCGAAGTAAACTTTATCCAACCCACTGGCAATTTTTGTAGTAAAGCCGACAACAGCCAACGCTGCCCCTTCGACCACTGCGCCCATTTTCAGTACATTGGCCGTGACGCCAGCAATCACGGCAGAGAATTTCTTTTCTCCCGCCTCATCCAGTTCAAAGCCAAGACTGACCAGGAAGTCCTTAATGGTTTCAGCGTTGCTCATTGTCGGATCTCCACTTATCTATTTTTGACTGATTTTCGGCTTCCAGATCGAGGTAATCATTCATCAGTGCAATGTCGAGTAGGTCTATATTGCCGCTTTTGATTTCACCCATCGTCGTGAGTTGGTGCTTTGCCGGGCGCAAAATAAAATCCTCCCCACCCGGCAACGTATCCAGCATTAAGCCGCTGGCGGTTCCACCGTCTCGCTCTCTTGGAGTTCGCGCAAAAAATTTCCCATCGAGTCACCCACCACCCGACCGACGATTTGCAACATTGCCATCAGGTCAATGTCATCAAACATCAGTTCGCCGCCGTTAAAGATCGGGTTATAGGCGGTACCATTCTTGCGTGAAACCATCGCCAAACAAGGATGAATAATGGCGTTGCAGTCCTCTTCGCTGATATCTGAAAGCGACTGAGCGATACTGGGTAATGCCGTCTCAATGGTCACCGTGCCACTGCGCAGGTCTTTGAGAATGCCCGCCAGCAAAGGCAATAACTTGCGAGATACCTTCAGTTGTGCAAATACATCGAGTTTCTTAGAGCGGTACTCAATATCTTTAATCGTGAATTCCATTACTTACCCCTTAAAAAGTACCCAGCAGTTGGTCAACCTTGATGCAGTCAAATACCCATGGCACCAGTGCGCCGTCTTTGGCGTTATTGAAATCAGGCTGCTTTTGAAACGCACAGCCACGCGCCGCAAACGTGTCACCGCTGGCGGTGTTGCGGATAAGAATGATGTTGTTACCCCACGTCGCACTCGATTGAGATTGTGCGTTATACATGGCCGATAATTTGCGATTGGTCGGGCTGGTTTTCAGTAGATTCACAGTGACTGTCCCACCTTTCCCGGCGTGGAGGCTGTGCATCCCCTCACCGTCAGCCCCAATGGTCATGGTGTTTTTATTTTCAATCATCGAGGTGGTAATACCCTCTTCAGCTACAGCTGCGCCATAACCCAGATCGAATGAGCCACCCACGCCAATGATGGAGGCAGTGACGTCCATAAAACTATAAGTGTTTGACATTCATCAGCTCCTTAGCGGTTAACGTTGATGATGACGTCGGCGTAGTGAACCGCACCGGCCAACTTGATTGCGGATTGCATCACCGGTGCTTTACGCCCTTCACGGTCAGCCTGCGCCTGTGATGCCACTGGTGGTGCATAGACGTAATAGCCTTTAGTTAAGGTGTCGCCAGTTTCCAACACCCCGAAACTATCCCCACCCCACACGCCCGGAGCCACCAACCCGTTAGTGACAGACTGATCCAGTGATTTCTCTACGTTGGCGAGCAAGCGGGTTACACCAGGGTCTGTCTGCGGGACTTTGGTGGTGCTGGTATAGAGCAGGTTATAGAGGTTGTTCTGTACGTAGTTCTGCAACCAGTCGAGGCCGTGGCGCTCATCAAAGAAATCGCCGTTGCACATCACACCTTCCTGAATAATGGCCGTGTCGTTGTCGTAATTGACAAACACATTGCAATTCTTCGCTTTCAGCGCGTTGGCTTGTGATTGGGTCAGTGATTCGGCGGTAATGCCGGGCTGCTGTTTAAATTTCAGCGTGATGGTGGTGTTATTGCCGTTAAAGTTCACGGTAAAGGCACGACCAAAGATAGAGGCGGCTGCGTATGGGCTGGCGCTGGAATACTGCACCACCGTACGAGCATAGTTTGCCGCTTTCAGTTTGCTGGCAATATCCGTATCAATATCTGCATCCAGCGCAGAGGTTTTCTGCGTAGTGTGGCCGTAAATCCGCGATACATCGTCACTTTGGATAAATGAGGCGATGCTGATCACATCATCATCACTCAATGACGGGTCTGCAATAATCAGCCCATACCAGCGGGTAGACATATCAGCCAGCTTATAAATACACGCCTGAATGGTTTCACTCGCCAGACCTTGAACCGGCAACGCTCCGGCACTCTCAATCAATCCCATCAACACAGAGATATCCGTGCCGGTGGTATCGGCCGAGCCATAGCCTACTGATGATGTTGCACCAGTGGTTTTGGATGTGATGGTGAAACGGCTACCATTCCAAGTCACAGTGGCGATGAGAAGTGATTCCTCAACTCGGGCCGCAACACCATTCAGGTTTAGTTCATTAGTCCAATCAACATCACTGACAACGGTTTCAACACCATCAACGGTGATTTTCATGGAGCCATCAGCAACGGCGGTAAAGTTAGCCATAAGCTGTTGAGTTGGGTTTAAAATTGCGCCGCGCAATAGTCCGGCTGCATCCTCTTTTACCCACCGGCCGACATAGGAATCAATCGGTTGTGGTGACTGCTGATAATACAAATTAGCAGCTTTATACTCGGGCGCAGTCAGACCAAAGTCAGATGCGATATCTGTCGCGCTTGAATAGCTGCGCAGACGTTCGTGAGCATCGATAACAGGCGACGGGCCAACCACCAGCAGGGAACCAAAGTTCCGTGCCATGGCAGCACGCACAGCCATATTCACCGTCACATTGACGATGTTAGAAACAGGTAATCCCTGCGACATGGTTATTCTCCGAAGAATTTAACGGGTGCGGAGGTCAGCGATTTAATGCCGTACTCGCGGATGACTTTGCGGCGTAGGCTGACGGTGATGTCGTATCGCCGTACCCACTGGTTATTGATGAGTTCAGGAACGTTATACATTTTCCCGCACTGCCAAAGCGTCAAGCCGATACGTTTAAGCTCATCGTTGTTCTGTGATACAAAGATACCGGCACGAAAGCGCGTGGCGGTCTGCTGTCCTGCCGGTCCATAAAAGCAACACAAGATGCTTAAGCCTTCGTGATCCCATTGCTGACTGCTGCCCTCCCCAGCAACGAGAGCGGGATATGCGTCCTGATTAAAATCGGAAATGCTAAAACCACACCAAGTAGTTCCGTTTTGAGGTATCTGAGTTTGTGGGTCAGTCATTCGGGGAAATACTGTCTTGGCCGGTAATCCAGAAACCGCCCTGATCCACCGGCTGATTTCCCTTTCTAGCGCTTCATCATAGAGAGGTGGAGGGCCTGTTGATGTCAGATAGCCCGCCGTTGTGCTGTTGTTACTCAATCGGCGTCCCTCCATTAAAATCCATCAATTCGCAATGAGCCTGAACAAATCCAGCACCATAAGCGGTATAGGGATCAACAAAGGTCACTCGGTATATTCTGCCTTGGTATGTCACCACGTCAGCATCAAGCCCCGGTTGCCCCTGAGTGAGTCGGAACTGAGTCACTATCAGAATTGCCCCGTTAATGTTCTGCCCCGCCTGCATGCGCTTGGCTTCCAGTGAACGGTCAACCGTAACTACGCCGCTAAAAGGAGTGTCCTGAGGTGTATTTGTTGTAAATCCATCATCATCAACCGTTTGCAGTTGCCGATGGCATACCAGCGTGGTGTCTACAAAGTCGGGGTCAAGAAGTACCTCTGTCACGTCAAGAAATGGCATTACTTGCTCCTTACAACGTAGGTGATTGAACGCAAAAGGTATCCATGAGCGTAAAGCGGTTTTTCACCAGGTATACCCTGCGCCCGCCTGTTTTCGAGTGTTTTCTCTGATAGTGGGTGCAGCCTGTCACCGTCACCGATAACTTTCTTCGCCGCATCCCGAGCAACCATCCCCGCTTTTTCTAATTCACGCAGAGCGGCATCCTGCTGACCTTCAAGTGCCAGATCTGCGGCGGCTTTCAGGTGTCCAGTGGTGATCTCTTGTGAATCTTCAATACCCATATCCAAGAATGGGCGCGGTTCTAGTGTGACGGTCTGACCGCCAATCTGTATCGTTGCCCCCGTAGATTGCAGGTAGCCAATCTCGGCGTTATTCAGGGTTTCCCCCTCCTTTCGCGCCGCGTTAGCCTCGGGAATACCCACCAGCACATCCATTTTTGAAAGCGCGCGTAGAGAGGATAAAACCGAGGCGGCATTATCCTTTCTGACCTTAATCCCGCTTTTCATAGGATTTGCCTTCCACCCATGCCAAACATCGACCACCAGAAGAAAAACTCGCGGCCATAATCGGTGTTATTCCAAAAGCCAGCATCAGGGTTAATGATGCCTGAGACGTCATAGCTAATACTGACCTTATCAACCGACTTGGATGTCGCTACACCACCACCGGAGGTGTTTACGCCCCCCAGTGCTGCTGATGCTGTGCGCTTACCCCGCAACTCGACGTAGTGAGCCGTCATCAGTTCAGCCAGGTAGACAAACTTATCCCCAAACCGGTCTTGATCCAGAAGGTCATCAGCCATGCTGAGGTAAAAGTTTATTGAGGTATTGGGGTAACGGGTTGTATTGGTAAATTCAGGGAAGCTTTCGCGGAACTGATCACTTGTTGGAAGTAGACTGTTTCTTAGCATTTGCGGACCCCTTATCGGCCTCTGCTGGCTGCTCGTCAGTCTCGCCAGATGTCGATTCACTGGCTGATTCAGCGGTTAGGCTTAACACCTGCGCCTTCAGACTGGTGATTTCGTCGTCGAGCGCTTTAACGCGAACAACCAGATCGGAGTTTTCTACCTCTTTAGCAAGGTCAGATTCATCAAGCGGTTTGGCATAAGCGCTAAATGCCCAATGCTTTTTCACCTCGTCAGAAAAGCCATCGTGGATGCCGGGGGTTAATGTGTAATTAGAACCATCAGCTAGGTTAAGAACCGAATGACCCGATACGATATATTTCATTTCAATACTCCATGAAAGGCGGGTTTCCCCGCCACAAATCAAGCTGCTGGGACATCCAGGTAAGCGATGGTGTTCGAATATGGGGTTTCAACTTGCCCCAGCTTGCCGTAGTACACAGTAAGCTGTTGCATACCACGATACTCAAGTGGGGTGCTCAGCAGTGGAACCATTGGGAAACGAATATATTTCTCGTCTTGTGTGTACGCAACGATACGGTTAGCGCCACCAGCGCCACGGCCATTGGCAAATTTCATGGAGACGATCTCCAGCGGAACCCCGTTTTCTTGGAACGCGATGGTGTTGATTTTCACGTATTCAAGAACAGAGATATTCCCTGCGGAAGAAACCTTTTTGCTTGCCAGTAACCCGAATAAAGCCGGGGCCAGACCTAACTTGCTCGGACAGACCGCATAACCAGACCGCACCCATCCGTCAGTAAGTACCAGGTTAATATCCTGAACAATCACATCTGGATCGGTCGTTGCAGTCCAGGGCGCGGCAGCAGAAATAGCAGCGATGGATGGGAGGTTTAACAGTCCCGGAACGCCGAGTTCTGCATCACCGATATAAACCTGCTCATCAGTGTCCATATTCCATTTAAGGCGCATGCCTTCATACTTCTGCGTATCAACTGGACGCCCAACCTGTTGCGCTGAGGCGAGTTCCAAAACTGTCCAACTCACCTCTTGGCCCCATGGGGTCAAGTTGTTACGTGTTGGGGTGATATCAAGATTCATGCCCGGAATAGCGGTTGAGTTTTTCCCCAACCAGTTTTTACCGGTCGGATTTGGCCCACCCACGCTAGCAAAGTCGGTGTTAGTGAAAGATGAAACTTCATCAGCGATAGAGATATCACTGCGTAAAGGCATGTCACGCGACCACTTCACAGAGGTCAACGGCATGTTCAATGTCTGATCCATGCGCTCCAGTTCGCCAATCAGGAACGCACCGGATGAATCGATAGTTACTCGGTCAATTGTAAACATTAATTATTCCTCAAATATTGAAGGCGATTTCAAGACGACCATCAGCATCACCCGGCCCCATCGCCTCTGCGGTAGTCAGTTGCGGTGTATTTGTGTCGGTTGCATCCTGAACAAGAACGAAAGATCCAACAGGGCTTTGTGTGGTACCAGCCGCAACACGCACATAAATCGGTGCGCCTTTTTTGGCAGTCGTCGCGTTACCTGCGGTGATCTTCACGCAGACATAGCCACGCTTCAGATTGTCACCGACTGGGTTTGCGTTAACCTTGAGATACGCAAGGTCAGCTTGAGAGGTGATTGGGAAGGGACGAATAAAAATACCCTTAGCAAGATCAATGGTGTCGCCGCTCTCAAGTGGGACAAATTTATCGTCCACGTACTTACCTAGCAGCCCGTAGTCGCTAAACACCTTCTGGTTATTCAGCGTTACCGGCTCGATAGTCGATTCACGAGGACGAGTGACAGCCCCGGCAATGCCCATAGGCATCCGGTATAAATAAGCATTTCCAGACATGTTGATTACCTTATTTGTTTTTGGCCCAATGAGCAGCGTAGATTTTATTCAGCTCTGCCGGAGAAGCGTGTTTTGTGTTAACCGCACTGTCTGCCGTGTGAAGCGACTGTGGAGTGATTTGGTTTTTGGCTTTATTCAAAGCTGCCGCACTATTGAAAACTGCGTCTACAGTTGCTTTCGGCACCTTGTCGTAGTCTTGAATGCCAAATGATTTCAGATAGGCGCTATCACCCGTGCGGATCGCGTTGTTCAGCACCTGACGTTTCAATCCTTTATCACCTGTCGGCTTGAAGCCGGGACAAATAATTTCAGCATCAGAGATGATATTTCGGCGATAGGCAGCATCGGCTGTAACTTTCGCGTCCTCATCCTTATCTTCATCAGTCGTTAACACATCCGGATCAGTTCCTGAATCCGTGGTTTTTCCTTCCAGCGCAGCAATACGCGCAATTAAAGCCTGCGCCCATGCGGGAACATCTTCATCAGTCGTTTGGTTCTCTATTTCTACAGGTGCGTTGTCCGTGGTGGTGCGCTCCGTGATGGGTAGTGCTGTGGCCTGTGACGGCACGTTAATGTTAATGGTATGACCGGGGATTGAATTCATGCCATCAGAAGGCATATCCGGCGCTTCGTCGATGAGCTGCTGTAACGCAGCTTCATCTTTGGTTTTAATGGCTTTCGCCAGATTCTTAAGCCATGACATTGCAGGCTTCTCCTTTTTGATGTTTGGGGCTGAATCCCCGATAGCACAACGGACACCCGCCCGACCGCGTGGAATGCCAGCAGCCAGGTGGTTTCCTGTGATTTGGTATTGGTTGCCCTTACCTGGGGCGATTTGTTCATACAGTGCGTCGTAGCCACAACTGACATCGGTCAAACCTGAATTGACCGCATCAATGACCTCTTGGCGCTTAAGCAGCAGGTCTGCGAGAAGCAGGTCTGATTTATCACCTGAACCCCTGCGCACGTTCTGAATGTGTCCGTGAGCCAGTTCGGCGAAGTTTGACGGATTAACGAAAACGATATTGCCCTCGTCATCCTCCGGATGCCCCAGCGTTACCGCGACACCTTCAAAGCTGGCGATCGTCTCTGGTGCAAACACTTCATCTTCAGTGCGATACACCACGACCGAACCATCCGGCCCCGGAATAAGATCAACCTCTTCCGGTCGATACCTTTGTGTACCTGTCCGTGCGATGGGGACGTCTTTGCATAGCAACGAACCATCAGCCTGAAGAAACCGTGTGTCACCCAGTTTGGCAGTGTAGAAATATCTCATGTGTTACCTGCTAAATGACGGGCATAAAAAAGGCCGCGATAGCGACCATTCGGATAAAAGATAATTTTGCTGATTTAGGGACTTTTTAACATAAAGACCCTTAAGCGCACCGGCAGATCAGCACTCACTCAATAAGCGTGGTAAGAGGGCTGAAAGTGGGCGTTAATTAACGAGAAAACAGGATATTTTATCGATAACATTTTGATAACAAATCGAGCTAATGGGCGTTGAATTAAATTAGATACCGTAAGCCGTATTTTCCTCATTTTCTCGGCGCTGGCACCTGCACCTCTGGATGACATTTACAATTAGGTAGGCATCCTGCATGCCCTGTCATGCCGTCAAGAGTGGGTGGATTAGCCCAGAGAACAAACTTATCTTTCATTTTTCGATGAGATGGCCTTGTCCCTACCCCCTCAATGCGCCACCAGTAACCCTCTGAGCCTACGGCTAAAGAGCGAGCCTGAGTGAGTGCGCCTGTGGCCCTGCCTATTTCGGTGCGTGCTATGAGTCTCGCGCGGCTTGCAGCAACATCACCGGACTGCATGATCATCTCGTACAGCTCATCCGGACGCTCACCATTAATCATTGCTTGAATTGCGCGATCCTGAATATCTTTCACACGATCTGCGGCTTCGAGTGGGAGCGACTTCATCAACTGGATTTGCCGATAGACAATATCCTGCGTCACATGCCCTATCGGGGTGTTTCCCACAACATCACGCAATCCTTCCGATATTTGCTGTGATACAGATTTCCACTGATTCCACTCTTCACGCTCAACCTGCAAAAACATTTTTTGAGCTGCCAGCGCCGCCCAGTCAGTAATGACTTGTGAGTAGTCAACTAAATGCGCCGCTACCGTGTTAGCGCTCGCCTGTGAACCATCGTAAGAACCAGTGACTATCTGGTTTATCTGGCTGACTATCGCCAGTAGGCTTTTGTTGTAGAGGATTTCCGAACGCCGGTGGAGCGCCGGTTTCAGGTTCATCCTCCGACCACTCTTTCTGCGCATTCTCGATATCCTCATCAGTTATTGAACCACCGATGCCGATCACATCTGACAGGTTGCGAAGGTCACTTAATGCCGCCGAGGGAGACATGCCTATGTCACGTACAGCCGTTGCTAGAGCGGTGGTGACATTGCTTGCCATGGTTGCGCGGTCAGTGTCTGACATTTCCCATAATTTGTTGAACTCAAATGAGAAGTCATCTGGTAAAGCCTCACCAAATTGAGAGCGCCAGGTGATATCCAGTAGCCAGCGAATATGGCGACGTAATCGGCGCTCTTGAAGTGAGTTAATCCGGCTGTAATAGTTTTCTAGGTCACCATCACCTGTACTGAACCCAGACGGTGATTGACCAAATAAACGGACTAATGGGATGCCCGTTGCACCAGAAACCTGCTCAGCAAAGCGAAGCATCACATCAGCGATACCCGCAAACGAATAGCTGTGCGTCTCAAATTTATCCGAGGCGTCCATGATGGTCATGCCTTCGATGGTCTGAAACTCACGGATCATATCCATGTGCTTCATTATCGCTTTTTCAAGGTCACCCCCCGCCGCCAGTGCCTTTCTCAGCCCATCAATACTGTATGTGCGTAAGTGTGCTTTATGGATGAGTTGCGTAGCGCCCGCTGTCGCGGTATCAAACGCCTGGATACGTTCGAAGATGCGCTCAATAACTGACATTCCCCAACCATTCTCTGTTATGGCTTGCTGGAATGGTAGCGTGTCACCTTCCATGCGAATGAGGCGGGAATAATGAATCTTCCAGTTGGGTATCCCTTGCTGGCTCGTAACTGTTTTATAAAACCGTGGCTTGCCGAAGTGAGGGCCATACTCTTTTACCAGATCGTTATACGTCGGTTTGACCATCCAGCGGTCAAGACACATCACACCCTTGAACTGATCTTTAGTGATGGTATCCACATTCAGCGGTGTTGACATGTCCTGACCATCAATCATCACCACCAACAACGCCCCGCCATAGAGCCTAGACCATTTGATAGTGTCGTTCAGTCCATCCCAAATGGCAGCAGAGTCCCAAAAGTTTTCGACTTTTCCTTTCTGCCCCGGCTGGAGTTTTGAGTTGATATTAATTCCCTTTCGGGTCATATCATCGGCAGTAGCATCGACCGCGTTCCCAACCAAAAATGATGAACGGTAAGCAAATTCCAGTAGCACTCTATTGCGAGTGAGTAGCCCAGGAACATAGGTTCCCGCTGACTGGATGTTTTGCGTTTGAGCACCAATCTTTGCAGTAAAATTATTGTACCCGTCAGTAGTCCTAACGGGCTTACTCGCGCCGTTTCGGCGATTCTTACGGGTCATATTTCCTCACAGAACATTGTCGATCTAAGATTGTTTGCCTATCGCGGCCCAAATATCCATCACAGTGACTTCCATCGGTGCATATAAGATCATTGCTGAATCCGCCAGGTTAGGTGACTTGGTGCCGTCAGGTTTTTTATCCACCACAATTTTCCCTACGCCATTGACTGAGTAGGTGGGTTGCGACAATTCAGAAGTTAATTTAGTCAGGTTTTTGAGGTCTTTCGGGATAGAGATAATCTCATCGGGATCGAACTCCATATTCTCTTTAACTGCCCGATACGTTTTCTGGAACCGAGTGCGCAGACTCCACCAGCCCTGTGCTTTGGCGTTCGCAAAGAAATCTTTGTTAAGCCGCCCTTGCTGTCCGTTATCGCCGGGGACCGCCTCATCATCTGGGTCTGTTACGCCACCGCTACCACGGAACGGCGTAGCGACGATATGCCGCCTGCGTTGTTCTTCTCGTTGTTCATTGATAACCCGAGCATCACCGCGTGCACCAGCTCCCAATCCATCGGTATCAAAGCGGAAAGTTTCGAGGTTTTGTGCATCGCAAATATCAAAGGCTTTCTGTACGGTACCGAAAATATCATCACCTTTGCCTGACCACTCCTCGATGCTTTCAAGTAAGAAGCCATGACGACCAGCAAACGAATTAGTGTCCTTGCCCTCGTCGGAAATATCGAGAGCACCTAAGCGCTGGCCAGTTGGCACAATACCCAACACCTCATGCGCGTTGATTGCCGCCTGCACCCATGCGGACGGAATCAATACGCCCTCAACAGAGGCGCTGTAGTTGATATCAATTTCTTGCGCCACGGTAACGGGGTCGAGGTTCTCAACCTGTTTCTGATACCAGGCATCATCTTTGCGCGGGTCATCGCGCCAGTGAAAGGTGAATACTTTAATTTTGCCGCTGTGCCGCCGTTCAGCGAATGAGTTAGCCATACCGTTTGGCGTTGATACGTCCTGCCGACAGTTGGTCGTAGCAGACAAAGACGCATCGACCAGATAAGGCCGCTCCAAGAACGCTGACTCATCGACTATGTAGAAGCTGGTGCGGTCACCGCGCCCTATTCCGTCCCCCGCCTCACCGGTCATGGCTGATTCAGTTTCAGGAAACAGGATTCGCATGTGTGGTGCATGCTGTTTAAGGCTCCAACCACCACGAAACTCAGTTGGCAGCAGAGATATAAAATTACGGGCTTTATCGAATAGCGACTTGGGCGAACCGATTTTATCGACATACTCTTCTTTGCGAGAACCGAACCCAGCGAAAACACCACGATTGAACAGGCAAAGCGACGAAGCCATACCAACAGTCAACCATGACATACCCATATCGCGGGTTTTCTCGGTAATGCCTGGTTCAGCATTACGCCAGCGCTCGACAAACCACTCGATCCACTCTTCCTGCTTTGGGAATAATAAGAACGGGATACGTGCGGGCAACCCACGTTCAACGTTGCGCGGGTCAACTGTCATACCCCAATCAATAATGAACTGAGCGGGGTTATCTTTATAAAATGCTCTCATAACCGGCAACATTTCAGGCTGCTGACGAATGCGCTGCAATCGCTCCATTCGCCACTCAAAAACCTGCATGTAGTCCGGGTTCTTGAAGTCAAAAGGGAACGGAATAGGCATGTTGGGTTTTACTCGATAAATGTGTGAATTTCGGGACTTTTTAACATAATGACCGTTACCCGCACCGCGCCGAGAACGCTCGTTGCTTATTGTCAGCGAACACCTTATTTATCTGGGTTTTCATGGTGAAACAGGACGGATAACCCTGCATAAACAATGCATAAATCAGGGGTGTTTTTGCATAGCGTTTAAAGGGGGGATTTCTCCCCTTTTACCCACTTATCCCATTAACTTGCGGTAGGCTTCGGCGGCTTCGTCTGGTGTCATATTCACAGTTTGAATTGCTCCACCGTTCGGGCCGCTCAACTCGGTTTTCTTTGGCGCTTCCCAGCCGCGCATTTCAGCGAGCTGCTTGATAGCGGCTTTCGGATCATGCAGCTTAATTTTCAGTCCATCCTTACCTGCTGTCAGTTCAGATATTGCGGCCATCTGCTCAGGCTTTAATTCGCTGGCATCTTTAAACGACCAGACCGACTGGATGATTGAGTTGCCGTCATCATCTACACCAACAACGTGAGTGCCAAATGTAGCCAAATCAGCAATCGACGTGCGCCCCATCACTGATAATCGTTCCATTGCCTCCTCAAAGGTCATGATGGCTTCGTTAATCGCTTCATACTGAACTGACTGGAGGAAGGCTTGAACCTTACCATTTCTTACCATAGTGGCAGCCTTGGAGTGGATACCCTCACCCTTTGCTTTACCGCCAGCATTGCGATAAGCCTCAGCCTGTCGGTCACCATTTAGCAGGCATGTGACAAACTTTTTCTGTAGTGGTGTCAGGGCATCGAAAAGCGCCTTTTGTTCTTCTGTTAGCGTCATTCCGGCCATGATTATTCCCTTTTACTGTTTGTCGCTACTCAACGAATGTCACTTTGGTGGTTATCAGTCGCCGAATGAGCCTTGCCGCCTCACGCTCCATATCACTGATGGTTTCAGGCGTGATTTTCTTTCCATAGTATTTGCGCTCAATTTCAGCGATCACAGCGTTCACATCCGCAGCCTGTGGGGGGGTGACTTCTATATTCAAGCGAGACATTTAGAGTTTCCTGCTGGTTAGTGAAATATAACTCGGTGTATTTTGAACACCATCCGATATCAATACAGCGTGTTTATGCTGTTTTTCTCGTTGGCCAGTTGCCGATTTCAGAGTTAAATAAAATGCCACCAGCCTGTTAATGCTCAGGGTGAGCGGTGGGCAACAAGTGGTAGCATTGCTTATCGTGTATTGTCGCAACCACTCATTGAATGGCTGCTGCAATACAGGCCGTCTCTCCGGCTGTCACATCGCTTCGCCTACAACGGCTGATGTTGCCGCTAATGCCCGATCAAGGTGTATTGGTTGTTTTTGATTCCACAGGTACGCTCGATAGAGAGGTACTACGTCACTGCTAATATCTGTGGACTGCGACAACCCAGCGCTATTGATGTGTGGTGCTGTTGATGATTAACCGGTCGTCAGTGACAACCTTTTGCAGCGCGGTGACCTTCTCGACTAACTTATCGGCTCGTTCAGCGATTGAAATAAGAAACCCGACATCTGCGTCTGAAAATCCGCAGTCTCTGGCTGCATCAGTGAGCTGTCCACTACCGGGAGTAACGGACATATCCCCAACTGAAGCGGAGAGACACTCGAAGCGCTTTTGCAACCTGATATTGCCAGCGCGGTAAGCAGCAATAGTGCCTTTTGCTTTGTTCTCAGCATCTGCTACCCCTTGTTGATATGCTTTTAATCCGGCTGATTGTGCGGCTTGAAGTTGAGCCTCTTTCTCTTCAGCGCTCTTTTTAGCGGCTAGCTGTGACTCTAGGTCTGACTTATCCCGCCTAGTCCACTTTAGGGACCACTCCGTATCTTTGCTATCGCTACCCCACCAGTACCCGGCACCGACTAAAACTGAAATCGTCAGTACGATGGCTATCAATCTCAATAGGGTTTCTTTCATGCGGGTATCTCAATGTGAGGCGCATCCAAGAACTTCGCTGGCTTGTCATTCGGGCTATCTGTCCAACTGATACCAAAACGCAGCTTAACGCCTAACTCTTTACCAGCGCGATGCATGGCATCCAATACCGGCAACCAGCATTTATAATCATTCCAGTCGGCACCTACTGGCAGCAGGTCAACCGCGTTGCCGGAGATATGACGGCTATTCATGGTCTGGCTTTTACCTGTAGCCACCAGCTCTTTTTGCCGTTCTATCGTGCGGACACCTTCAATAACGCCGAAATCAACGGTCGATAGCTCCAAGGCCCGGCGCACCACTTTCGCCAGGCTAGCGTTAACGCCTTTAAGGTTATTCTCGCTTCGCTGGCTAAATCGAAAATTAGTTGTTTGCATTCTTAAACCCCGTAATCCGCTCCCAGAAGAATGAGAGAGCCACACTACCCATGGTTCCGCTCATGCCAGCAACAACCAGAACGTAGTAAATACTGAGTCCTGATTCGATGCTGATCAGTCCGCCGATTAACCCAGCGAACCCCGACACAGCAACCTGAGCGAATGCCGCCACCCAGCTCCATGTGGTTTTATTCGTTCTGGTATCGATGATGTATTTAACAAAGCCGCCATAAATTGACATGGCAGCAATAAGCACCCAAACGATAAGACCGTATGAGCCAGGGTCATTTTTTGGCATTTTCATATCTCCCCCTCCCGGACGGGCTGGGCGTGTAGTGGAAATAAAAAAGGCCCACCGAAGTGAGCCTTAAAATTGGTGCCAGAGTAAGCATCTGGTTGCGCATTCCCACATCTGGTATTGTTAAATCGCCAGAAATAACCACATCAAATATGGAGAATTAAATGAGTGAATCAAACAAATCCACAAGTGAAAGCAAGCCTCAGCCACCAGCACCACAAAAGCCCACACCAGCTAAAGATGGTTTTTCTGTTGGGCGCATGATAGTTGGCGATTCTGCTGACGGTCTCAGGAAAAAAAGTAAGTAATTACTGAGACGAAAATAGCACAAGCAGGGGTGAGGATGGTTGCTATCCTCGCCCTTGTTAATCTGGTTCTTATTTTTATATTATCGCAAAGCAACTCATCAGCGGTCATACACAGCGCCTTTAGTCTGTATCGCCTCATTACGTCCAAGCGGTTACATTCACCAACGAACCCATTACTTTTTAGTCCGTCAAATCCATCCTTGCTGAGGGATTTATAACCTTCTGTGTAAAGTGTGTTCGGGGGAGCAGAGACAAGCCCATGCATACTGACAGATAGCACTCTCATAACTAAATATATTGCGCATGCAGACCAGTACAGAGTGAAAACTATTAGTCCTGCACTTAAAAAGTCTATATTCGGACTTTGCGTTAACAGCAAAAAAGAAGAACCAATACCTACAATTAGAATACTTAACAACTTATATCCATTTTCTTTATTAACCGTGTTTGATTGGTAGATATCCCTTATGCATGCTTCGCCCTGCGCCTCTAGAAACCCGAGCAGGTCATCATCAGCATCCAGAAAATAATCATCAGGTAGATTCTTCATTTAATCCCCTCTCTTATGCTGCTTTATAGCGGTTGGATTTGCCAACCTGGGCATCCATGCGAATACAGACTTATTTTCTTTTGGATGATTTTACATAAGGGATTATCACACATGTAAAAAAGCCCCGCGATATGCGAGGCCTTAATTGTTTCGAGTGAGGCTTGTATGTAAGTACCCCACTATTTAAAGAAATTACGCCAGGTTCGGACAAAATGCAAGTTAATAATCAAACTTTGTCGCTAATGGCACCAATCATGACGCTATCGTGTTATTCGCTGAAACTCATCCTCAGCATAACTCTCTTCAATGTCGCATTTAGCCACCAGCGACTCATAGAATGGTTTCCAATTACGCCGCCATGTCCTTTCGTTGAGTTCTGGAAGCAACGCTGTAATCGCTCTGTAAGCTGTTGTTGAGGGTGTCCGTTTGTATCCAATTCCTGAGCAGCGTTCACACTCTTTCTCTACTGGCGCGCCAAGCCGTTTGGATTTCTCAAGGTCACGCACTTTACCGGTACCATTACAGCGGCAGCGAATAGAAATAGCACCCTTACCGTTACAGGATTGGCACAACTCCCGCACTTGTTCATTTTTGATGGCCGGGGATATCTTTTCTTCGCCATCTGCACCGATGTAACCAGAGTAAGTAACAACATCCCGAGTGACAGTGATAAATCGACGCCCACCGCAACATTTGCATGGGATGGTTGCCGCTGCTGAACTGCTGTATTCCTCGTAGGCAAATTTAGCCAGAATGACCATGCATTGAGCCATTCGGCGACCCGATGCTTTACCGACATGCTTCGGGGCATTCTTCATTGCAAACTGGGTAAGCTGTTCAACAGTTCTGATCCGGTCCTCTTTGCTGATGCCCACCTTGCCAAGATATGCAGCCATTCCGAAACTGGCCCGAGCCTCAACCATTCCCATTGCAGCGGCTAGATCCGGTCCCTTGAGCGAGTCGGAAGAGGTAGCGCGGGGTGAATCCGTAATCATCTGGCTCTTGGCGCTGAACTGTTTCATTGCTGATTCTAATTTCACTATGCTGCCCTCTTTGTATAGACCTGCTCACGAACCTGGTCGCCGTTCATCACGAAATCATTAAAATCGCCGTTATCGGGCCAGCGTACGCTGACAGATATCAAATCGTTTTTTGCTCTGAGATTGGCGGTGGCACAATTAAACGCTGCAGCCTGTCCAGTGGCAGAATGTTTATCCATATCAGCGAAAATAATGAGGTGTTTTACGCCTGCCGGTACCCTGAATTTCTCCATGAATCCGGCATTGATTACTGACCATGTGTTTATCCCGTACACCTGATAGCAGGACAGTGATGTTTCAATTCCTTCAGCAACTCCCAGTGTGGAGGCAACCGGAAACATACGGATCGCCACTGAACGAGCATGATCGAGATAGTTCTGTTCCTGTAGTGATTTAAGCCGTTTAGCGCTATCACCGATATTCGCTTTTTTATCCCCATCAAGCAGGGTCTGATGCAGGTAACAGAGTTCCCCCTTATCATCTGTCGCCAGAGAATAAAGCGCCTGATATACCCGCCCTGCATGCCGCTGTTTATCGCAAAACCGGACCGCTTCAACAGGAAGCCGATTAATACCTCGCTGGCGCAAATAATCTGCGGCTGTGGTACCGCGCAAATCCACCAGCTTTGAAAACTTACTGATAACTCGCTGCCGCTGTTTCGCTGCTGAACTGGTGATAGGAATACTGATGTGACGGTAGTTATTGCCAATAAGCTGATCTACTTCGGCACACAACTCAGAAAAGGATTTCCCTTGCGTCAGGTTAAGCAGCTTCATGCCATCGCCGCTATCACATGTACAAATCCACGTTCCAGCACCTTCACGATCATCAATACGGAACTTGCCGCGAGCACCGCATGCTGGACACTCTCCCTTGAAGTGGTTTTTACCAGTGATTGGTGGTAAACCAAAGTATTCAAAAATCTCAGCCCATCGGCCCTTTGCTGCTTCTGCTGTCTTCATGCTGGTTTCCTTAAGCTTTTCCGTATTTCTTCAAGGTGATTTTTGGCTTCGATAATCGCCGTGGTTGCGTCAATATTTCCGATATTGCATTGCTGATTCGGTGACTTTAATTTCTCCCTGCCCTTAGCAAAGGAGATGCGTTTATGTTTGATGTAGCTGTTGACTTCCGGTGTTATTTCCATCGGGAAATCACTCAAGCCATTAGGCCATTCGCTGAATTTGTCGTGGAAGGTATGTGAGCACCACCCATCGCTTACGGGCTTACCCATCGATGAGCGCTGACGTTGATAGAACTTGATCTGACTCCACCAGGCTTGCTTGTCGGATTGGGTGAATGCACGCTTTCCCTTGCCCAATCTTTTCAGTCCGCGCTGGGTGTCGGTATCCACGTCCTGTCCTGCCAGTGGCTTAAATCCACATTTTGGGCAGACGTATACCCCTGCGGGTTTCATGAAATGACACTCGGTGCATTCTTTAGGGAGTTTTTCAGTGCGTTCCTCTGCCTCACGACTGGCGCTATCTTTCATTCCGTCGCTTTTGGATGGCAGTTCGTTGTATTCGATAGAGTCAGGGAAGCCCAAGCGATGCACTGTGCCGCTGTGATCGAAAATCAGACACGACTCTTTCCCTTGCGCAGTTCGAAGCCCACGGCCCAAGCTCTGTAACCAGCGGATTTCGCTTTTTGTTGGGCGGGCATAGATAACGCAGCGGACATCACTGTCAAAGCCAGCCACCAGCACACCCACACTGACGATGATTTTCGTAGCACCCATTTCGAAGCGATGAATGATGAGTTGACGCTCTTCATGAGGTGTATCTGCTACCATCACCTCGGCGTTAATTCCAACCTTATTAAACTGAATAGTGACGTAGTTGGCATGAGCTACGTTTACGCAGAATGCCACCGTAGGCAGATCCCGCCCGTTCTGTAACCAGTTATCAACGATGTCGCCAACGAGATCAGCACCACACATTATTTCTGCCAGTTGGGTTTCGTTATAGTCAGATCCAAACTCAGCAGAAACGGTAGTTTTGACGCCTTTCAAGTCAGGTTTACTTGGTGCATAGAATTCGTAACCGCTCAGGTCGCCACGCTGGATCAGCTCTCCGATGGTCGTTGGTTTAATCAGACGGCTATAGTAATTCCCCAAAAATGGTGAGAATGGCGTACCAGACAGCCCAATAACTTTCACATTGGTTTCAGTAACCAGTCGATTAATCTCAATCAGGATCTGCTTTCTGCGTAAGTGGGCTTCATCAATAATCAGTAGGTCGATGTTGTCGGGAAACTCACGGCGGATTAGCGTATCAGCGCTGGCAATCTGAATTTTTAGCGCTGGGTCATAGCTCGGGTGATTGCGCCAGATAAAGCTGATTTCATCCTCCGGCAAGCCGTACTCAACAAAGCGGCGAGAAGTCTGGTTGATCAGAACGGTGAACGGGGCAACAAACAGCACTCGCATACCACGGCTGACAAAACCATCAGCGATGAATGCCGCTAAGCCAGTTTTACCACTGCCTGTAGGCGCATAGACCATGAAAGAATTAAATGACTTCCAGTCACGGCGCAGCATGTTCAAAGCGCGTTCCTGTGCGAAGTTCGGTGTAATGTTCAGCATTGCGTAACCTCTCGCCAATTAACTATTCCAGAGAAAACCTTTCTTCTGGTCTATGCCTGTGCCGCGTATCATCTTGCTAGTACGGTGCATTTTTGAGGGCTAACCCCTAGATCGAGATCTGCCTAACCTATGGAGTGGTCTGTTGGAAAAGGCCTATTCCAATCCCTCATCCACCACCCCCCTTACCCCCCTCCTCCTTCTCCCTTATTCATGTACTAGCTATCGAGTACATTGATGCGAAAAAAGACGGGCAGAGAATCTAAACCTGCTAACACCTGACACCTTCAAGTCAGCGTGTAATTTACTGCTTCAAGCCCCCACACTTTCGGGGATGTGATTACTTCGCTACTAACGGCGGACTCACTGTGTAACCCTGTAGTGCCTTTCCGTGGCTTTTCACAAACAATCTCAATCGCGTATTAGCTTCATGCCTTGCTTTGTTCTCTTGACGGTATGAAACAGACTCCGTGTAAAACGCGACCTGATAAGCCTCGGCATACTTAACGACAACCTTTCTGCGCAACGAGGGTGCCAATTGCTGTAACTGCTCCTGAATCCACTTCCCATCCTCGGGACAAAACACCGTTGGCATGATTACCTGGACGAACTGCTCATAAGTCATCAATGCCCCTCGTCGTTAAACTAATCCGAGCTGAATCTGAGACTTTGGTTGCCGCTTCCGGCTCGGCTTACGTTCTGCTTTCGAACAATTGAACTGAACCCATAAACGCGCTTCTCGCAAACAATCGTCGAAAGCTGCACCTTTGCGGCTTGCCTGAGCGAGTTTGTGATAGTGCTTGACGCCTTCGTCTCCCCCCCCCTAGCAATCACGTCAGGGACGCCATCAGCCACCAGCGCGGCTACAATGTGTTTGTGGATGAATGCCTCAGGAGTCATGGGTTAGTCCTTAAAGCGCTCTGGATATAGAACTTGCAATTCACTTAATTCACCGGCAAAAAAAATAACCATTCTCTCAGCCAATTCCAGTGATGGCCGCTGCTTTCCGCGCTCCATACGACTTAGGTTCCCCGTGTCGCATTTAACCTGTTGAGCAACGTGCGTAATGGTTAAACCTTTGCGTAATCTGGCAGCTCGCAATGGTGTATTCATAACAAACCCCTTTAATTTGTGTAATACACATATTATTCTACAAGGCAAATATGCGCAAGGAACCTTGCGTATAAAACAGATAAAATGTGAAATAGACAAATAACTGGGAGAGGAATAATGAGTGTTGGCGAGAACATAAGGCGTTTACGCAAAGCCCGAAAAATGACAATTCTTGAGTTAGCGACGCAAATCGGAGGGGATGTTGGAAATCTATCCCGCCTAGAACGCGGCAAGCAGGGGTATAGCGACGCATCCTTAAAAAGAATTGCCGAAGCTCTCAATGTTACTGTCTCTGACTTATTCTCAAACGACGAAACAAATGATACTGTAAATGCATACAGTATTAGTGCATTTCAATCGGGCGGGAGAGACAACGTGTATCGAGTTGAACTGTTAGATTTTTCAGCTAGTGCAGGTAATGGCGGACAGTCCAGGGATGTTATTGAAATTATCAAATCAATTGAATACGACCCTGAGCACGCAAAAGTTATGTTTGGTAATAGGCCGTCTACAGTGGTCAAGCTAATCAATGTTCGCGGAGATAGCATGAGCGGCACAATGGAGTCAGGTGATGCTATCTATGTTGATATATCAGTAAATTATTTTGATGGTGATGGAATATATGTATTTGATTTTAATGGTGATACATATGTAAAGCGCCTACAGAAAATTAAAAATCTCCTATATGTGATATCAGATAATCCGCACTACAAGGAATGGCACATTACCCCCGAAGAAGTTGATATGTTTCATGTTTCAGGCAAGGTTATTCTAAGTCAATCACAAAGCATCAGACGCCACGGCTAACCTGAAACGCCTCACCTCCCTACAAACCCGGTATCTTCCGGGTTTTCTTCATTTATATCCTCTACGGAATATTAAATCTCAAATATATCAAACAGATGCATAAATATATGCATTAAAAACAAATTTGTTCTTTACACATATTTAAACTGCGCATATTCTTACCTCATACAGCAATAACGGAGGCAAAATATGCATCATATATCTGACGACTTAAGCGTGGTATCACGCATAATTCACCAAATATCAGCTCTAGAATATGTTTCTAGCTTAGATATTAATGAATTCAAAGAAATAATTACAGAGCTTCGAAATGAAAAGCTTTTAGAAGCATCTGAAATCATCTGTAATGCTATTCGTCTATCTAAAGATGATGTTATTTCTACCCAGCCCTGCACCTAATAACGAGGTAGATATGAATAAGCTTAAAGGTCGGAGTCCAGCGTTAGCGCGTATATATGACAACAGTAACAAACTTGACTCACAGCTAACTATTATTTCACATTTGTTATCAACGGGTGACGTTGAAACTGAAGAACTTATTAGCGCCACAAATATCGCTTGGGATATTAATCATCAAGTAAGTATCGATATTGCAGAAGCGGTTGAAGAAAGTAACGCTGAACAATTGAATCATTTACAGGCTAGCTCTTCTGTAGAGAAAGAAGACATTAAAGATGATTTTGGTGACATTGATTCAATGATGGCGGGAATGATGTATTTAGCTGCCTCCGACTTTTCACACGTTGAATTAGAGCGTCTTATTGGAGTTACCAGAAACTTAATCTCGGCGGTAGAAAAGAAAATCACTCCACTTCTGGCGGATTAAATCATGAGTGCTTTATTAAGCAAAGTTGAGAAAGCCAAAGTAATGGCGTATCAGGGTGAGGTTTTATTAAGGGCTTCATTTGATGGTGATAGCGAAGAAGATGAACGCGAACTATCAAACTTAGCCTTTAGTAAATTAATTGAGATTCGGAAATATCTTGAAGATTTAATGGTTGAAATTAAATCAGAGGCTAAATCATGAATAACTTATCTAATTGTGTTAGTTCGGTTCTGGTACCGCGCCAACGAAACCAGAACCTAGCCTTAAATAATGCCTGCGATGGTCTTAATAAGGTTGAAACGAATTCTATCACTCTTATCAGTAAACGCAAATTGCTGAATGCACAATCGTACGCAAGAGAAAATCAGTCTCGTTATGGTTGGGAAGTTGCCAATCATTTATTGAAGCAGGCTTATGGCATCGAGTGCGAGTGTCCAATGCCGCGCCTTGGTGATGCTCGGGGTAATTACATCTGCACTTTTGTTGATATATCTACCGGTGAATATCGGTTCGAACACAGCCGTGTAATTGCAAACGTTCGTGAGGTGAATCATGGCTAAATTAACCAAGTTAGATTTAGCAAATATCCTTAATGATATGGCAACAATATTAGATTGTGCGGCAATTCTTCGCAGCGACCCTAACCAAGGCGCGATGTTAGCAAATGAACTTGATGCGTATGTCGAAGATTACGCCAAAACAACAGCAGCCAGAATAGTTAAAGAAGGGGCTGACCATGACTAATCTATCTATAACCAATTTTCACAGCCCTAGCAACTCGGTGAATAAAAATAGCAAATCATATAACTTGAACCTGTTTACTCCAATCGAGCAAAACAGATTCATGGTGGTAATGCCCGACGACACAATGACAGGTGAAATCGAGTGTCGCGATAAGGTCATTATAGATACAACACCAATACGTTATTTAGAAGATGGGATATTTGCTTTCTTTCTTGACGGTATTTTCATGATTAAGCGGCTTCAATTCATCCGTAATAATGTTTGGGTTCTACCGTCCAATCAGTTCTATCAAAGTTTCGAGATTGCAAGTGATAGTCTCATCGAACTTATGATTATAGGGCGAGTTATTTACAGCCAAGAAATCAGGAGTCATTAACAAATGAACATTGACAAAGTTGACCCAGCCAGATTCGAAGAGTGGGAATTTGATTTAATTGATGATGGGGGTATCGAGGTTGCATTCCAATTAAAGCCTGAACCTGTTTATTTCGTTATGCGTCATGGTCGCCGCAAGAAATGTTTTAGCCGTGAAACCGCGATTAACCGTCTCGCCCACTTCATGACTGAGAAAGTATTTAAGCGAGCCGGTGTTAGTTCTCGCATTGGTGAAACATATACAGAAGTTGATGGGTGTATTCACTGGAACAGAGGTGAATCATCACCAGAATATATAGCTGCACATAATCGTTGCATTATCCGTATTCGCCGTTTATTAGCTAAACAACGCGAAGCGTTAAAGCAAAAAGCCAAGAAGGAAAAGCAAACAGATATCCTTGTTGAAAAGTATAAAAATGCAATAGATAAAGTTGCTGAATTAAGAAAAGAGATTATAAGCCTTAATTACTAACTAACAAAAATATTAACTATGGCCTTCGGGTTAGGACTCCCCATACCTAAAGGCCGGAAAATAAGGTAACTCAAATATGAGCAATCTTGAATTAATCGGAAGATATCGTAATCGGATAGTGACTGCAAAACTGGATTCATTGCAGCGGAAAACAGGCAGCACCTGCGTAATTAAAAAATCATCCAAGGGGAAAATCATCTCAGTTCAATTGACCACTGAAGTATTAACCCGGGCTCTGGAGCAATACGAATTAGTAGCGATCGAGGGGTTGGGGAAAACAACGGCAAGTGTCCGCATCCTGGAACTCTATCAATCCTGCTTAAAGAAAATGGGCGGAATGTCCTCTATGGGGCATGCATTCATGGATGACCTGATAGAAGAGTCGATCTGCGCATCTGACGAGCCAGCCAGCAGCGCGGTGAAATCATGACGCTTTCAGGAAGCCGCATCCCGCTTCGGATCTACATCGGGGCCACTCAGATTTTAAACCGGTACCGCCGCGGAGCCGTTCGCCCTCGCCGCACATATCAGCATGGCTATCTGTCTTTACGCATTACCCACCGCTGGCGGTTGTTATCGAAAGACGGCGGGCAGCACTGGGAGGCCATGAGCCACCAGCGATACAACAAAGAGTTAGGGGTGTGATTGATGCCAAAACCAAGAAAGACAAGGCAAGGCGTCCGTGGGTTTGGAATGACGATACCTGAAGGACTACGGCTTACGAGTGACCCGGCAAAGATGCTTAGAAACGTTAGTGAAAGCATTAGCAGCCTTCCCACTGAAGACGGGTACGTAAAGATGCCACTGAACCGGGCAATGCGCAGGTTCGCTAAACACAACGGTCACACAATAAAAGAGGACAAATAATATGAGCGGACTGATTAATGCTAATAACAACCCAATGATGGGTAGCCGGAAAATAGCAGCGGTAACAGATAAAGAGCCAAAGCACGTTGTCCGTGATATTAAAGCGATGCTGGAGCAGTTAGGAATTTACAGTCCAAACATGGACTGTAGTGATTTCAAAGGATTTTTAATCGCCTACAAAGAACACGGTGGCCGCACTGTTATCGATGAAATCTGGCTGAATGAAACCCTGTCTATGACGTTGGTCACTGGCTATGACGCCAATCGCCGACTGGCACTTGTTGAGCAGTGGCAGGAAATGAAAACCGAACTGGCCCAGCCTCGCCTTGAATCGCCACAACCTCAACAAACCTTTGCATCAATGAACGACAACATTCTTTCCCTGGCTCGCGTTGTGGCAGAGGCGACCGCATCGGCAACCATGAAAGCGGTAATTGATATTGTTGGTATTCAGAAGTACCAACCCGTAGTTGAACCAGTTGCAGCTATCGCGCCACTAGCACCGGAAGCCTTACAGGTCAGCCATCCCACGCCAGATAGCGGACAATCTGAATACGCGCTTGTGTCTGATTTATCGTGGGCTTGTGGGTTATCAGATGATGCCTGCCGCCGATTAGCTACGTTCTCGAAGTTACCGACACGACTTACCAATGGTGATCGCGGCCATTTGCAGATCCACCGTGAGTCATTTATGGCGGCGGCTCAAACCTTGCTTGATGAGTCCACACCACCCACCGGCAAACTTAAACGCTGGCAGCATCCAGAGTTCGGCGGCTTCACCTTGCGTCTGAAATCCGAAAACCACAACGGGGAGACAAAATAATGTTTATTCCAACTGATATCCTTCGCGCCGCCCTACTCTGTGTTGCTGGGGAGAAAGAAACCCGCGAATACCTGAAAGGGGTGTACATCACCCCAACCCATATCAAGGCTACTGATGGTCGTGCGCTGGTGATGATGGAGCATGGCTGTGAAGTCGGTAATGATATTGATGGCGTGTTTGTCTTTGATGGTGACATTCCTGACGAAGCCGTCGAGGCCGAAATGACTGCGATTATCGCTGACGGCGGCAACTGGTATGCAGTCCATTACGATGAAAACGAGAAGCCAATTTGTTCAAACATGCTGGAACTACTCGATTGCCAATATCCAGATTTCAGTAAGGTGCTGCCACCAGATCCAGGGCCGTGTGAAGAATTTCCCATGTTTACCTCTCAACTGCTGGCCTTGCCTCACCTGATGTTTGGTAGCGGCTTTGGCCCCGTAAAGTTCAAACCTTACGGAAAAGGAGCACCGTGTCAGTTGCTGCTCGATCCGGTCACCAATCACCTGTATGGAAACCCCTTCCTGGTAATTATGCCCCTGCGTGATAACGCCTTTGAGCTTTGTCAGGGGGTACTTGATGAAATTTAAATATGAAGACAAGGGCGTAGTGGCCAGCATCACGATCACCAGTACGGTGTTTGAGTTCCGCAAACATAACCGTGTGGTTGATACCGCGCTGCTTCTGTCGAACGTTAGCGCCAATAGTAGCGGCACCTTCTTCATGAAAACGGTGCTTTCCGGTCGCTCTGCAGCAGTGCTTAAGGCTTACAAGGTTGTTGCTCGGGAGGTGGCGCGATGAAGATTATCACTAAAAACTTCCGATTGAATGCGCTGGCTAACCAGTATTCAGCAGCAATTTATGACCATGTGAAGCAACAGAACGGCGGTGATTTCTTCATGGTGGATGCTGGTGAGTTTCCCCTTCGGATTGAAATTGCCGGTGGTGTGTCAGGGGTTCGCGGTTTGGTTGACGCCTACTTCCTAGAGGCCTTAAAGCTGAATTACTCACGATGGGAGAAAGTCGCAACCGAATTACTGACTAAATGCATGGATGGCAACAACCTGACGCAATGCGGCCGTGAGATATGGGAAAACATGGGTTCCGACATGGGTTCTACGGTGGCCGGAGGTGCACAATGAGCGATAGCATTTTCCAACTGGCTAGCATCATCAAATCAGCCGGCAGTGATCCGGGTGATATCACAACCGCTATCTGGGCCGCCCACTACCGGAAACCGGAGCGCAACGCTGATGAGATTGCCGAGTTGTCACTCAGGATCATTTCTAATCACTGCATTGGATTAATTCGCTCAGACCTTTGGCCGGAAACATTAGATCAGGTGCTTCAGTTCGAACTTAACCAGGTAGTTGAGGAATATCACTGGGAGAACACTCAGCCAGCCAGCATTGCCAAAGCAGTATTGGCAGCCGGTTACCGTCTGAATGAAAGCATTGCAGCACAGGAAGCCACTGAACGAGATATAGCGGTCGATAAAATGCACGTCATGTACGTCAACGCGCCAGATACCACCAGCGTTCGACAATACCTTGAAATGCTCTATGACGCCGGATATCGCAAGGTGGGTACCAATGGGTAAACGGGCTGATATCAACGATACCCAAGTGCGGGCAACAGTGCGAATTGACGATGGGTGCGACTGGACGAAATGGCTTAACTGGAAAATGCGTGAAAAGTACCGCATGCGGAATGGGATAAATGAAGCACCACCAGCCAGACCGAAGGTAGCACCAGTGACAATAACGCCGATTAAACAGCCCCGGAAACGGGGTTATAAGGTGGTTCAGAAAGCGATAGGGGCGGTGTGAAATGAAATTTAAATGCACAGGCAAGTGGAACGGCGCGCCATTCGAGCGAATTACCGAAGCGGAAGACGAAGCCGATTGCTACGGACATTGGCACTGGTGGGCGGCAATGGGTGAAGCCACTATTACTGATTTTGTTATGGAGGTGTGCGCCGATGACTAACAAAAAAACATTCGAAGAGTGGGCTATAACCGATCGTGATATGTGGATCACTTTCCAGCATGACAGCACCGCTGAATATTATGCCAAGTCAGCATGGCAAGCAGCCACCAAAACGCCGGTGATACTCCCACCCATGATAGATATCGAAGGGCTTGAGGGTGAAGATCTGGACGCCGCGAACCATTTCAACGCTGCCATTGCTATGTGCTCTATAGCGATCCGAAAGGCGGGCTATCCGTCAGAGTGTTCACCAATGTTTTACCCTACAGATAAGAAAGGCGGCTAATTATGATCACATGTGAATTATTAACAATTGAACGGGTAGAAAAGGCTGTAGGGTACGACCGCACAACTATCTACCTGCGCATCAAAGAAGGGACATTCCCAAAACCTGTTAAAGACGGGCGCAACTCTCGCTGGCCGTCAACGGTGATTCAGGAATGGATTGATAACCTTATTGTGGAGAATCAGAAGCAAACAGGCCAGTAACCCACTGGCCCCACTCTTCCATTAACTGCCGTCTCTCTGGCATGTACTCGGCGTGATTGTATGCGGCTGACACACGGTTTTTTTCAACGTGTGCTAGCTGCCGCTCGATAACCTCATGCCGATATCCCATTTCATGCAATCTGGTTGAAGCTGTAGCGCGGAAATCGTGAGTTGTTATCACCGTACGAGCATATCCCAACTGCACGATAGCCCTATTTAAAGTGGATGCTCCCATGTAAGTGTTGTTTAGTCTGGTATTGGGGAATAACCAACGCCTATTGCCCGTAATTTTCTTCAATTCATTTAGTAGAGATATTGCTGGGGCCGACAATGGTACTCTATGCATTCGCCCCATTTTCATTAATTCTGGGGGGATAACCCACTCCGCATTATCTAAATCAATATGTGACCATTCAGCCGAACGTAATTCAGCTTGTCTAACAAATACTAGCGGCAAGATTCTTAGCGCTATAATAGTTGCTTGGTTACCGGTGGAGCTGTCAAGACGCAAATAATAATCACGCAACTCATCACCAGTGAGCGGTCTGGAATGTTCGGTTTTAGGAACTATAATAGCCCCCCTTAATGCCGCAGCCGGATCGGAGTCTGCGCGTAATGTCGCTACGCCATAGCAAAAAACAGCAGAGCACCACTGCCGTACTTTAACCGCTACGGATTTAGCGCCCCGACTCTCAAGGTCTCTAATTATTTTTAATATATGAGAGGCGTTAATTTCACGCATAGGCATAGCGCCAATGGCGGGGAAAATATCGTTATACATAAAACCAGTGATCTGATTTTTTGAATTTTTGGCCCAATGCTCCCCTTTTTTATCCAGCCATTCTTTTGCCACTATTTCGAATGTATTGGCGTTCTCAGCTTTTGCGATATCCCGCTCAACTGCTTTGGCTTCCTTGGGAGCAATGCCGTTTTTTACCTGCTCCCTAGCCCACTCACGCACTCGACGAGCTTCGGCCAACGATACGGCAGGGTAACTCCCGATAGTGTAGCGTCCGTCCTTTGTAGGAGTGATCCAGTAGCGATAACGCCATGTCTTTACACCTGAGGGGCGCACATCCAAGTACAGGCCGTTACCATCCTGCAATTGATAGGCTTTTTCTTGAGGTTTAGCGTTGCGTGCTTTGGTATCAGTTAACTTCAT